GGAATCATCGCTTCCCTGAACAATCGTGATGACATGATTGGGTATCTTAACATTATCAAGAATCTGAGAAGTTATCATCTTCATACACTCTTGAATCATTGTATGATATAAAGAACTTGTGGTGTGTAAGATCCCTTGAAACATTCCTGAAATGATATTTATCTTGTTCCCGCATCTCTGAGTAAAAATTCCAGTACCGGTGTAGAACTCATTATGAAATCTTTCATATGTGCTATTCGACTTCACAATAGGATTTGAAAGGAAGTCAGAAACTTGTTGTAGAGGGAAGCTTAATCTTTTATGAGGCCACAAAGAAAGAGCACTTATTGCTAGTGTTCTTAACTCTTTAGGAGCAATAACTGAGAACATGGCAGCAAAATGAGATGAATGATGGCATTGACACCATTTAGTGGCATCAGCAGACTTTGACATAACAAAGTAGTTATTATTTAACAAATCTCTACTTCTTTGATAATGATTCATTACAAAGAATTTTTTTGTGTCTGGATTGATTGTTGTTTCTGAGGGGAAAAATCTACAGAAAACTCTAGATATCATCTCCAGGTGGAACTGCACAATTCTAGCACAGATTTCTAGAACATGAATCTCACGATCTCCACCATGCTGTGGTTTGGCAAAACAATCACTGTCAAAATACCCTTTCTTTAGCAACTTATCTAAACACCATGGCAACAATTCTACTTCATGTGTCAAAGAGATCTTTCCAGTATCCTTCATATACTCTGCCACCAGATCTATTAGAGCTTCAAGCACCTTTGGTCTTCTCTTACTCTCTTCTGGATTTAATTTCTTCAACTCATCAAAGATCTCTTTTGAGGTTTTCCCTTCTGTAGAAGCATGAGAGTTAAAGTCATCTGGATGATTCCTTGATGCAGCTTTTAGTGTTGCCAATACTGAAAAATTGGTTGTTGCAACTTCAGAACAGTAGCTATTTAAGATAGTAGTTTTATAATTATCTCCTATTCTGGATGCAATGATTTTTGAGAATAAATGAGAGAATACCTTTAACAGTGACTTGTTAGAGGAGTATTTTGGGGTTGTGAGACCAGAGGAAAACAGGTTTTTTATGTTATCACGGAAATTGAATTCCTGCTGTAATATCTTCTTTAGAACCTTGAAGGTTCTATTGTTTCCCCTTCCCCTTTCTTTTGAAATTACATATCCAAAGTAGAAACTGTTGATCAGTTGTTCTATAGTTAAATCAAACGACGTAAATACTGATTTAATGTTTAAATAATCATAAATGATCAGTGTATTCTCTTTTTTCGGAACTTTGAGTATGGAGTTGTTACTATAATACTCCATTAGATTGATTGTTTTCTGGAGGTAATAACTAGTTAACCTAGATCTCAAGACTTCAGGTAATCTTGAAACAAAACTATAAGGATCATTTCCAACATCCTCAAACACCTTCATAAAAAAATATCGTTGTGCAGTAATCAATTCCTCAACATCAGTCTTGTTGTTAAGAAATAGCAAAAAAATCTTAGGTAGAATTTCTTTAACTGTAATGTCAAATTTTGTTCTATCTGATGAGTTAGTCATCAGATGTGCAGCTATTCCCCCTATATATGGTCCAGCTTTGGTAAAATGCTCTATTGTTGGCTCATTGAATGAACAAAATTCTGTGAATATGTGGGATTCTGATACATAACATTTAGGTCCTATTTTCCCTGTGCTCAGGATCTTGGATTCTCTGGGAAAGGCAAAAGTTATGAATATATGTCCCTTAGGATTGTATATTATCATTTGAATACCTGATTTAGTTGACTTTCTCATAAATGTGCCAGGTTTTGTCCATTGTTTGTAGTGGATGGATAACTCAAAGAAGATTTCAGATATCATCATGCTATAATTGAATATTTCAGTATTCCTTATCATTCTCCAAATGTTTAGTGATTCTTGGTTCATGCCAGCAGTAGATTTTAGCTTTGACATTTCAACAGTGTCAGATAAAGCTCGATTTTCAAATTTATGATCATTTACTTCCAATGGAGCTAACCAATCCCTATCATGGAAATCCTGTATATCAAAAGTAGGAGCACTAGGGTGGAAGCTCTTTTTTGAATTCCACTCATGCTCCCTAACCCTGCTCTCATTCTCAACCTCCTTTTGCCCCAGTCCCAACAGAGACAATTGAATTTTGTTCTCATAGGACGGGTCAAACTTGAATGTACTCTTAATCTTAGCAAGGTGCTTTATTACACTTATGTCACTTTGTTTCCCTCTAGAAATTGTGTTTGTAATGTCAATCACTTCCTCTTGGATCTGCTCTGATGCTGACCACAATTCCTTCAAGGATTGAGGGAGGTCAGTGGTTCTAAAAGTCATTTTCTCCCTTTTCCCGTTATGTAATACAGTTGGTATGTTTGTAACTCGCTTTAGATCCAATCTAGAATTATCAGGTGTAAATTTAGACATGTAATTTTTTATAGCATTAGGGTCAGTGTGTTTTATGACAGCAGCATTTTCAAATTCTTGAGATAGAATTAATTTTGACTCTTGTTCTTCTGATCTGGTGATAGGATTTTGGAATGCATCAATTTCATTCAGATTGTAAGTTGGAGAATCAATCCCCTTATTTGTGATTGAAAGCAAAGTACTTTTGACCAACCTAACATCAGATGAATCTTTTTGTGCAAAAACATTGAACCCTTCCATTTCATTTATAATAGCTTCCAGAGGCTTTACCATTGTGTATCTTGCACATAATTCACATGCTTGCATCTCATTGAGAGGCAGATTAGTAAAGATCTGATTGAATGAAACAATCAAGACATTCAATTGAACAGGAAGATGAGAGATTTCTTGTTCATATTTCATCTCTTTACCTCTAAATTCTGCCTTGAGATAAGATTCTCCTAATACATAAGATGTTCCAAGCTCTAATATATTCCTGTTCCTTACATTTATACCATCAGGAGTCATTTCAGATCCTGGGTACTCCACTCCAAGTAACCCTAATTTCTGATCAGTCATGCTTTCCCAACAATTTGCTACAAAGTCATGGCTCATGTTCTTTATATCATGAATTGTTCCAACTATCCCAAAAGGACCAATGGACACATGGTATGAATTACCAATCTTCTTTACATCACCTTTGTAAGGTATTGTAACATCCATTACTGATAGATTACCTGGATCACATTGATAAGTCGCAGGAGGAGCTAGATTCTCTAGAAGACTAATGATGTCAAAGCCAATTAATCCGCAAACTCGATGATTCATGAATCCTCGCTTCACTCGACACTTGGCTACAAGAGTATTTCCACACACACACTTGTACTCAAATCCATCATGGAAATGGGGTGAAGTCAAAGAGAATTTGTATTTACAATGACTGCAACGATTGTACGATTCTAGAACACTACCACTCTCATCTCCTCCCACATGTAGAGCTGAGCCTTCCAATGTCAATGTTTTCCCTAACCAAGAATTATTGTAAAATTTCAACAACTGTTTTATCTTAGGGCCAAAACCAAATTCATTCATGAATAATGCTCTATCATCAAAAAGTTTTAGATAACATAATCCATATTCACTTTCAATGAAATCTTCACACAAGAGAGAGCACAAATCTCCTGAACTGGATGCCGGATGACCACATTTTGCTATTTCCTTAAAGCTCTTATAAAATGTTGCTCTAGCAGGTGAACTAGTGATGATTGGGGTCTGAATAGCCATCTCTAGATTCTGGATTTCCATCTCTAAGAGATTTGTTTTTATGCTATTTTCAATTCTGGAAATGCTCATTACTAGGCATAGAGAATTCATTTTTCGATTAGTTGATTTCAAATCAAAGTACAATTCTCATCAGGTTGCAGCAATATTGTGTTCTAAATGCTATTTTACTATTTCATAAACACTCTTTAATTCAGAAGTTCAGAGCAAGATTGTTGATACTGCTCAGTTAACATAGGATTTTTAATGGATATAGTCACTCTTTGCATTTCCAAGTTTGAAATTTTCTTCTTTATTAACAAGTCTGTAAATTTAACTTCTAATTTCAGATTCAATACCCTTTCCCAAAAGGATTTGTCTATATGTGCAAATTCAGATAAAATGGACGGATTTGAATCTATGAAACTAATGATGAAATCTTGCTTTGTTTCTACCACTTCAGCAGTGGACATGTCTATTTGTCTTAGAGACCTGATTCTTAAGAATCTATCTAGGGATTCAACCAAAGATAATTTAGTTATGCCGTCAGTTTCTCTAATTTTGCTTTCAAGTTCTCTTATGTTTGATTCCAATTTCTCCTCTGGCATTCTCATTGCATCCTCATCATCAAGAACAGACTCTGTTGCTGCAACAGATTCAGCTTCCCACTTACTGCTTTCATGTTCACCTTCCAATTCTGAATCAAACATCCAAATTCCTGTTAATATAGACATTATCTTCCCTAAAGTTCCTTTATATCTAGCTCCTATTTTCCCAGATGATTCAGACAACAAGTCTCTTAGAGATTTATTAGTTTGAATTTGGCACAATGTCTCCAAGGAGGAAAAGAACTGATGAGCTGTTGGCATAATGCCTTTCCTCTCACTTGTAAAAAGGAACTCCTCATCAACATCCTGCACATTGGAAAACATGGATATCAGATCGTCAATTCCTTTCAGTTCATGTTGATTTACCCCAGGAAGAATGGATTCACCAGAAGCCTCTTCATTCATGAT